AGCAGTTAGACACTATGAAGCTGCGGGTGGTGGTGACTTAACAAAATCAAAAGAATTTAAATCTGCATTAGACATATTAGAAGTTGGTTTATTAGAATCTGCTAAGAACGATATGGTTGTTCAAGCGGGTAATTCACAAAAAGAATTCATAAAATGGTATACATCAGAAAGTTCAAGATATAAAGAATTGGTCAAAAAATACAAACATAAATTGGTGGTTGACCACCTTAGAGCAGAATTAAACATTTTAGGTATAGGAACGAGAAATAAGAATTCTTATAAGAAACTTTTGCCTGACGTTCCTAATATAGAAAAAGATAGTGACTTAAAAAAATATCAAAAAGAATTCGAAAAGAATGCAACTGTAGAATTTGGTGACGTTCAAGTAAGTGCAAAACATTTAAAGAACGTTTCTTCAGATAAATTAACTGCAAGTGCAATCAAATCACAAATAGCAGGTGTAGTAGATAGAGTTGTAAATGGTGCAAGATTTAAAGTAGAATTACAAAGATACTTTGATAACAATCAAGATTTAAAGAAGTGGGTTGTGTATGAAGCGGGTTCGGGATTATATAAATTTACAGGTGAATACTCGAATGGTTCAGATTATACTGGTGGAAACGATAGGGTTGCAAACAAGATTTTAGTTTTTAATAAAAATGGTATATCAAGTGAATACTCAATGATGAAATATGCAAGTGATAATTATAATCTATGTGATAACATAAATGTTAATTTCAAAGCTTCGGGTAAATCTTCATACCTTGCACTTAGAATATCTTCAGCAGTAGAACATGAACTTCCTATGTTGCAAGAAGAATTAAACTCACTTAAAGCTGAACTCTTAACTGAAGGTTTTATAAAAGACATGTCCAAGAAATTTATGAATTTTGTTGATAAAGCTAAACAGTCAATCTTCAAATTCATAGAGAAAATAATCAAATATATAATAGGTAATATTAAAACTGTAGCACAAAAAGGAATCACTGCATTCAATGAAGCTATGGGTTTTGAAATGAAAGGAAACGTTAAACTTAAAACTCCAAGTTGGTAAAATATGTTAGAATTGATAGAAGAGGCCTCAAAAGTCTTACGAACACCACCACCCGAATTTGATTTCGAGAATCCACCCGAAGACCCTAAAGAAATTGAAACAAATCTTTCAAGTGCAATGGAACAGTTTGGTGGTATAGGATTATCTGCAAATCAAGTTGGATTGAACTATAGAGTTTTTGTAATGAGAACTGCAGACAATGGAACAGTTGCATTCTTCAATCCCGAAATTACTAAAGTATCACAAGAAACAGATTTAATGAAAGAGGGTTGTCTATCTTTCCCCGACCTTTATCTAATGATTAAGAGGTCAAAAGAGATAGAATTTAAATATCAAAATGCAGATGGAGAGGAAAAGGTATTACACTTAACAGGATTGGGTGCAAGGTGTGTTCAACACGAATGTGACCACTTGAATGGTATTCTATTCCTACAACGTGCATCTAGACTCAAACTGGAACGTGCATTAAAATCACGACCAAAAGAGAGAAAAAAGAGAATTGATTATGAAACAAGAATTGCATATGCAAGAGCAATACAAGAACGAGAAAGTCTTACTGCTTCCGAATCTGATAACGGAGAAGGAATCGAGAGAACTGATTCTGTATCTGAAGAAACACTCGCATCTTAAAACAATAGGAGACGGGACAGACTATACTGCAATAAACATATTGCATATTCACACTCAATGGGTTCGAGATATCTTTAATAGACTATCTTTTGACGTTATTGGTGAGATATACAAAAATACAGGTGAAAGAGTATATCCCGAAATGTCTGCACTTAATGAGTGGGATATAGGTGGTGTTCAAGAACCACATACAGATGAATTATCTGATGTCGATTTAAGAAACGATAACGTTAAAAAGGACGGACTAAGTAGAGAATGGACTGTCATTCTTTATATAAATGGTCATGAATCCTTCCAAGGTGGGGAGACTTATTTTCCCGATGAGGGGCCAAGTGGTGAGATTATAACCCCCGTATTAGGAACAGGGGTAGTATTTAGAGGGGTAGACCTAAAACATGGTGTATATCCCGTTAGAAGAGGTGCTAGATACACTATATCTCAATGGTTCACTGCAGATAGAGACAGGATTATAACTGATTCTAGAACTAGAGACCCAAACCTTGACCATGTCACATTAAGACGTTCAGAGACTTGACAATGACAATCCAAAAATGATAGTAAAACCCCGTTTGGGGTTTTTTTAGGCTAAAAATAAATTTGACAATGGGTGTCACTTTTTGTTATACTATGTATATAATGAAAAATCATGGAGAAAATGTGAATAATATAAACTATTTAAGAGAAATGGACTCTGTAAGAATTGTCCAAAGTGGTATTACCTATGAAGGTGTAATTGATAAAGTTGTTAACAATGACTTCCCTTTTATCGAAGGTAAATTTTACGAAATAGATGACATTGGTCAAAGAGTTGATGACCAAAGATTCAATGCAACTATCTATGCACAATCATTCAAAGGTTTAAAAATGGAATGGTGGTATGAAGGACAAGGTGGAGACAACTCTGCAATAGGTTGTAGTGGTTCATGGGAGACACTTGTTGCATGAAGTATCTTAAAGAGATAACAGATTGGGAAATATCCAATCACACTTACATGGTCAATGATGCTGGACACTTAGTTGGATACATCAAGACTGGAACCAAAGAAGAGATTATCTTCAAATCCCCAATGAAACAATTTTCAAAATCAAGGAGAAAATTTATTACTCTCAAGCGTTGACAATGACCTTCACTTTTTAGTATACTATAAACATGACAAAAATAACTAGACAAAAAGACCAATTAGCAAAATTAATGGCTGCAGAGAATATCACTGTTGTCCATAAGAAAATACCAACTGCATACTTTGATGTTAAGAATAGGATACTTGCTTGTCCTATCTTTAAAGAAGATATCAGTAGTGAACTTTATGACCTATTCATGGGACATGAAGTTGGACATGCATTGAATACACCTTACGAGGGTCTTCACTCTGCATTAGAAATGAATAGAACACTTAAGGGATATCTTAACGTTGTTGAAGACGTAAGGATTGAGAAAGCAATCAAAAACAAATTCCAAGGATTAAGGAAATCATTCTTTACTGCATACAATGAATTAATGACAATGGATTTCTTCCAACTTAAGGAAAGAAATCTTTCAGAACTTTCATTGATTGATAAAATCAATTTACAAACTAAGGTCGGTTCAAGACTAGGTCTTAAGTTCAACAAAGTAGAACAAGAATTCTTAGACATGTCAGAAGCATGTAAGACTTGGGAAGACGTTGTTGAATGTGCAACTGCAATCTATGAGTGGTCTAAAGAGAATGAGACAAGAACTGAAGATGATGAGATGTTAGTTCCTCAAATGTTTGACCTTGACGAAGAGGGTGACGAAGAGGGTGACGAAGAAGAATCAGAAATGGAAGAGATGGAAAATGACTCTGAAGAATCTACTGGAAATGGTGACGATTCAGAAGAAGACGATTCAGAAGAAGATTCACTTCCCGAGTTAAACGATAACATTGACAGTGGTGACACTGAAGAGGACACTGCAGAAGAAGAAGGTGACACTGATGAATCAGACCAACAAGTTAAATCTACTGGTGGTAAAGAAGGTGGTAAAGACCAAGGTTATCATGACGATAAACAAGGTGCAAGGGAGTCAATCACTGAACATGCAGCTCATAACAATGAAGAACAATTTCTTTCAGACGAAAACATAATTAAGACTTCAATCAATCTAAAAGAAGTTTTTGCAAAGAATGATATGCATAAAGTTATTGTTCCTTTCAAAAAGGTTATAAGTGATTGGAGAGAATACGTGGGTGTTATTCCCGACTATAAGTCTGAAGAAGCATGGACTAAGAATTATGAGAGAGGTGTTTTCACTGGAAAGAAAATTGAAAACAAAAACAAAAAGATTGTTGCTCATATGGCAAAAGAATTTGAAATGAAACAGTCTGCACAACTTTCTAAGAAAGCATTCAGTGGTAAAACTGGTAAGTTAGATATGAATAGACTTGCAAAATATCAGATTGTTGATGACATTTTCAAAAGAGCTACATATCTTCCCGAAGGTAAAAACCACGGGTTGACTGTTTTACTTGACTGGAGTGGTTCAATTTGTGACGAAGTGACAGACCTATTAGAACAATCAATGATACTTGCAATGTTCTGTAGAAAAGTTAACATTCCTTACAGAGTATACCTTTTCTCTGATGCATATTCTGATGAAAATAAAGATGAGTATGGTTTCGGAAACAATGAAGGTAAACTCATTGAGATTATGTCTAACGAAATGAATAACAGACAACACAAAGAAATGTTGGGATACTTGGGTTGCATTTATGCAAACTACTTCAGTCAAAAAATCTCTTGGAGAAACTATCAAAAATCTATTGCAACTTATAACGAGTTCTTCGGTGAGTTTGCAATAATTGAAGAGGACGGAAGTTATTGGGATTTGGAGTGCAACTTCAGACCTCAAAACTATAGACTAGGTGGAACTCCACTTGACCAAACACTTGTTGCACTTAGACAACTACTTCCCGAGTTCAATGCACAATACGGAATTGAGAAGTCAATCCTAACAGTTATCACTGATGGATTTTCTCATGGTGCTGACTTCCTTAGAAAAAGTAATGAAGAATCAAAGGACTACAGAGAACAAGAAAAGTCTATGGAAGATTCAGATGGATATTACTGGAGAAGTAAAAAGTCTAGAGATATGATTGACCCATTTTTGAACAAAGTGTTTCCACTGGAAGATAGTTCTGATTATTATGGAAGAAATGGTTTCAAAACAACTCAAAACATATTACACTGGTTATCAGAAACTACTGGTGTTATTGTCACTGGATACTTTGTTCTTGGAAGAAAACAAGACCTCTATGGTGTTCTAGAACACACTAACGAGTATAGAAAAACTGATACTGATGTTGCATGGAGAGAAATCAGAAAAGAAGGAAAGATTTTCACTGCCCATGGATACAACAAATTATTTTTCACTGCAGCTAACAACTTAGGAACTGCTGGGAATGACGAACTTGGAGAGGAATTTATTGATGCGAAGAAGGTTAGAGTAATGGCTGCCTTCAAAAGAAATCAGAAATCAAAAACCACTTCAAGATTTTTAACTAACGAATTCATTAAGGAGATAGCATAATGGAAGGAAAATATATGATGAATGAAACATTCATTTTAGAGAGAGACGATTACAGGGACTTTACTAATAGGGTAATGATACTGCAATCAAGAAAAGAAGAAGCACCTTATCTAGTAGAACATGATTTTGTTCTTGACACTTTTGAAGTGACACTACTGGATAACAGGTATACACTAAAAACAATCATGGAGAAAACATCATGAGAGAACCATTAAGAGTAGACGAAGCATATTACATTTCACATGATTCAGATTACAGTAAATTTGCAGATGCAGTTATGGACGTAGGGCCTGCACCTTGCGTTAGATATGATTGTCCTATGTTCAATGAATGTAAAACTGAAGAGAAGGAATGTTTTGCATTTAGAATTTGGGTCAACAATGGTGGTGAACTGAATGAGAAACAACAACTAAAAATGGGGACTAGATTTGAGTCAATTAAATAGAAAAATACTTGACAATGACCCTCACTTTTTAGTATACTATACAAGATGAGAAAAATAACTAATAACAACTTAAAAGGAGACTATAATATGGATAAAAGAAGTTATGACAGAAGTGAATCGATTGACGTGATGGGAAAGCCGTTTCACTACACACCCGATAGGAAGGAATTTTTAGATACGTTGATATCTAAATATCCGAATCAATCGGTTTTTACTAAAGAAGAAATTGACAATACTGGGACGTTCCCATATTGGGTGAAATCTTCTAGGTATAATTTTAGAGACAATGGTGTCTTTAATCTTACTGCGATTATCGGTGGATACAATGGTGGATATTCCGAGAGTGGAATAGTTCCTCCAGTAGAACAACCAAAAGTTGTTCCAGTTGCACCAATGCAATCAGTTTCAAACATGCCAGTTGCAGCTGCAACTCAAACTGTTAACGTGAATGACAATGTAAAAATCATTCCCGAGAAAATGTCAAACTATGTTCCTTTCGGACACTTCAAAGATGTCAAAGGAATTATCAAGTCTAAAATCTTTTTCCCAGTATTCATTACTGGATTAAGTGGTAATGGTAAAACATTAATGATTGAACAAACTTGTGCTCAATTGAAGAGAGAACTCTTCAGAGTCAATATCACAATTGAGACTGATGAAGACGACCTAATGGGTGGTCACACTTTGGTCAATGGTAATGTCGTCTTCAGAGAAGGCCCTGTTATCAAAGCAATGAGAAAAGGTGCTGTCCTTCTTCTTGACGAAGTTGACTTGGGTTCAAACAAGTTGATGTGTCTACAATCAGTTCTTGAAGGTAAAGGTTATCTAATCAAGAAAACTGGTGAGTGGGTTTCACCTAAAGAAGGTTTCACAATCCTTGCTACTGCAAACACTAAAGGACAAGGGTCTGATGATGGAAAGTTCATAGGAACTCAAATCATGAATGAAGCCATGTTGGAAAGGTTTGCAATCACAATGCAACAAGAATACCCACCAGTGACTACTGAAAGAAGTATTCTTAAAAAAGAAATGGAATTGACTGGAGACGTTGATACCGAGTTCTGTCACAAACTAGTAGATTGGGCAGACATAATCAGAAAAACCTACTATGAAGGTGCGATTGATGATGTCATTACCACTAGAAGATTGGTTCACATTGTGAATGCATTCAGAATGTTTGATGACAAACTCAAGTCAATCACCATGTGTATTTCAAGGTTTGACGAAGAGACTAGAAATAGTATCCTCGACCTCTACTCCAAGATTGATGCTGGAGTAGACTTGAATGCAGAAAACCCAGTTGACGAAACTGAGTCTTCAGAGTATAATGACTAGTATGGGATTATTTAAGACTAAGTCTAAGTCTAAAGACATAGACTACAAATATGACGAGGGAGAACTTCTTAAAGAGTTCTCCACGTATATTGATACAACTTATGACCAACACTACAGTTTAAACAAATACCAGTCCACTGAATTTATAATTGACAGTGGTCATGGAGAAGGATTTTGTATCGGGAACATACTAAAGTATGCTCAAAGATACGGAAAAAAAGGTGGGAAGAATCGTGCAGATATACTCAAAGTATTACACTATGCATTATTCATGCTTCACGTTCACGATAAAGCGATAAAGGAGGCTAAAAAGTGATGAAAATTAGTAATGATACGAGAGATATCTTCAAAAATTTCTCAACAATAAACCAAGGGATTAAAGTCACAAGTGGTAATACACTTCAGACAATCTCTAATATGAAAAACATTCTTGCAGTTGCAACTGTATCTGAGGACTTTCCTCAAGATTTCAGTATCTACAATCTGCCTGAATTCTTAGGTGCAACCAGTTTACTGGAAGACCCCGATTTCAATTTCGGTGATGCAAGTCTAACAGTTGCAGACACAAATTCTAGTCTTGCATATTTCTATGCAAGTGAAGGAATGGTGACTTCACCCGAAAAAATGATAACAATGCCTGATGCAGAAATCGGTATTGATATCTCTTCTACACTTCTAAACGAGTTGCAGAAAGCAGCGAGTGTTCTAGGTGTCGGAGATTTAATTCTTTCTTCAAACGGAACAACAATCAAGTTGGAAGTGACAGATAAAAAGAATACAACTTCAAACACATTCTCAAGAATCGTGGGTGAAGGAAATGGTGTTTCATACACTATGAACTTTAAGATTGAGAACCTTAAAGTATTGGACGGAAACTATGAAGTTCTAGTTTCGTCAAAAGGAATCTCACACTTTAAAAACAAAGATGTGGATTTAGAATACTTTATTGCATTGGAGCCTGATTCAAAATACAATGTTTAACCTATATAATAGAGTAAGTATTGCAATAGTCTCTGCAGTGCATACGGGACATAAGACATCTCATCAATCTTCAAGGGTTCTTATGACAGTTAATTCGGAGGGGTTTTAACTTCTTATGATGAATGAATTTTTATTTGTAGAAAAGTATCGTCCTCAAACAATTGAGGATACGATACTACCCGAGGGTATCAAGAACACTTTTAAAGAATTTGTAAAACAGGGAGAGATACCAAATCTCATGTTGTGTGGTTCTGCTGGTGTTGGTAAAACAACAATTGCAAAAGCACTATGCAACGAACTGGGTGCAGACTTTATAGTAATCAACGGGTCAGACGAAGGTCGTTTGATTGATACCTTAAGAACTAAAATTAAAAACTTTGCATCTACAGTTTCACTTAGTGGTGGGTCAAAGGTTGTTATCCTTGACGAAGCAGATTACATTTCTGCAGACTCAGTTCAACCTGCCTTGAGAAACTTCATAGAGGAGTTCTCTTCGAACTGTAGATTTATCTTTACTTGTAATTACAAGAATAGAATCATTAAACCACTACATTCAAGAACAACAGTTATAGATTTCAAACTAACACCCAGTGATAAACAACAACTTGCTGGAATATTCCTTTCAAGACTTAAACAGATTTGTGATAACGAAAGTATTAAGTATGACGAAAAGGTTTTGGTTGAACTTATACTTAAGTTCTTCCCCGATTTCAGAAGGTGTATCAATGAGGTTCAGAGATATGGAGTCAGTGGTGTAATAGACACTGGTCTTATTGCAACACTAGCTGAAGAGAAACTAACACCACTTATTGATATGATGAAGGACAAGAACTGGACTTCTATGAGGAAGTGGGTTGCACAAAATAGTGATAATGATTTCGATACTTTGTTTAGAAAAGTTTTCAATACACTTGAACAAAGACTAGAAGCTTCTAGTGTTCCAGCAAGTGTTTTAATTATTGCAGATTATCAATACAAATCTGCATTTGCAATGGACAGTGAAATCAATTTCGTTGCATGTCTTACCGAGATTATGTCGGAGTGTAAATTCAAATAATGGGTAAGATTAGACAATGGATAGCAAGATGGTTTGATTACCATATAGAGAGAAGTCTACAAAAACAAGCAAACAAACTGTTTGCAAAACATAGTGTAGAATATAGAGACGGAGATAACACATGACACAATATGATGAGAGAGTTGAAAAACAAAGACTCAAAATAGAAGCAGAAGAATGGGCAAAGGGTGTTAAGTCAGTCCATGCACATTCACTTACTTCATGCTGGTATGACACACGAGGTAATGATGGTTCAGTATTGGACATAGAATACAACAATGGTGTCGTCCAAAGAGAGGTTAGAGAAACAGGTGAAACTGTATTCTTTGGAACTCCATTGAAAGGACAAGCATTAATCGATTCTTACGTAAGAAATACTTAATGTCTAAACGGAATCCATTCGATTTTGTAAAGTCGGTCTCTTCCGATAAAACTGATATCATGGTTGATGATATCGAAGAGAAATCATATCAACCATTCTTAATAAACAAAGCATTATCTTATCACCAAGATTCTGTTTTTCTTACTAACGAAATGAACATTAGACATGGTGTAGACAATCGTCTTCAATATGTCTTTTTCCTAAATACTCTTAGGAAACGTCAAAGGTTTTCCAAATGGAGTAAACCTTACGTTAGTAAAAAACTCGATATAATTAAAGATTATTATCAGATATCAATAAAAGAAGCAAAAGAATATGCAACTTTACTATCTGAAAAACAATATCGTGAATTGAAAAACAGTATGAAAACTGGTGGTAGAGATAATGGATAACCAAGAAGAAATAGTAAAGAGCCTCGTTGAGGTCACATTCCCCGAAAAAGACGATTTTTTAAAAATAAGAGAAACACTTTCTAGAATAGGTGTCGCATCAAGAAAAGATAAGGAATTATTTCAGTCTTGTCATATTCTACACAAACGTGGTAAGTATTATATCACACATTTCAAAGAGTTATTCAAACTCGATGGTAAACCTTCTAACCTTGATGAGTCAGATATTGCACGAAGAAACACTATAGTGTCTCTTTTAGAACAATGGAAACTAGTATCTTTAGTCAATAAGACTCAAATAGAAGACCCAAAAGCACCCCTAAGTCAGATAAAAATCATACCATTTAGAGAGAAATCTGAATGGAAATTGACAACGAAATACTCAATCGGTTCCCAAAATTCCTAAATACAACTGTTATAAATAAATGACATATGGAGGAAACTATGTTATCAAGCATAATAGACTTTATTATGGGGATTTGGAACTTACTTATGGTAATTCCAGTCGTTATATCTATTTGTAGTGTTATTGTCGCTTTGACACCAACACCAGCAGATGATAAGATATGGGCAAAGGTATACAAATACCTTGAAGTTCTTGCACTAGTAATAGGTAAAGCAAAGAATAAAAATCCATTGTTAGAAAAATAAACTGAGGAAATGTAATGGAAATTATAATTGGAATAATAGCTCTAGTGGGTATTGTTTACTTTATTCAAAATAAGAAGGATAAAGGTTCAAGTGTGTCAAAACCGACACCAGCACCTAAACCTAAAACACCTAGTGTTGCAGAATTGAAGAAACTTACTAAGAATCAACTTATTGAAATGGCAGATAAGAAAAATCTTAAAGTCAAAAAAAGTGGTTCTAAAGCAGCTGTTATAAGTGAATTACGAGAACAGTTATAAACTGATTGTAATTGAAAAGGGGTGCTTATGCACCCTTTTTTATTGTCTGTAAACAATTTTTAGTATAAATAAAGGTATGGATATATTTGGTTTGATAAGTGACGTGGGAGCTCCGATTGCTGGAAGTCTAGTGATGGGGTTCTTTATATTTACTGTTATCAAACAAATACTAGAAGGTGTTGTGGATAATATTAAAACCCTCACCATGTTTTGTAAGAGTTTAGAGAATCGTGCAAGAACAATGTCTAACGAAATGATTAAGATAGACATGTTAGTGTCAAGTGCATTAGAACTCAGACCCGATATAGAGAGAATTGCACGTGCAGAGAACTTTATAGAAGACGGGAAACTAGACGTGAGACGAGACTAGTGGAAAATATTGCACAACTTATTTCTGATTATGGATTTCCAATCGTCATGATGGTTGGACTTGGATACTTCGTATATTATGTTTGGTGGTTTGTGGGTGAAAAATTGGAACCCGAAATCGAAAAACAACACTTTGCATTGATTAAAGTGATTGACCAAGTGCGAATGTTAGACCAAGATTTGATTCGTCTACAACAAAAAGTAGACGTGGTTCTTGAATATAAAGAGAACCAAAAAAAGAGAGGAACCATAAAAGATGATAAAACCGACAGTAGTAATAATTAGTATTTGTTTTGCACTTAGTGTAAGTGCAGATGAAATAGTTCACAAATTCAAAAGTCCTTCATTCAGTGGAATAGGACAATCATCACACTATCTTACAATTGAGAACCAAGAGAAATCAAGACGTGACAAGATAGCACAAGACATAGAAGATAGAATTGCAAAGGCAGAAAGGGACGCAAATAATACCACCCTTGCAAAATTTTTAAGGAACGTAGAGAGCAGAATTTATGCTCAGATAGCAAAACAGTTAGTAGAAAATATGTTCTCTAACGGAGAAGCTGCATCATATGGTGTTTTCTCAATAGAAGGGAATACAGTCACATACGAAAAGTTAGTTGGAGAAGATGGTGCAGAATTTATTAGACTAACAATTGTCGCAGAGGACGGAACAACAACAACTTTAGATATACCAGTTGGAACAGGAAGTTTCTAAATGAAAAACGTAGGATTACTAGGACTAGTCATAGTCTTGCTTACCAGTGGGTGTGCAAGTATTCCTT